GGATATTACTGTACCAGATAATGGAATATTGTTTGATAACGGTGTTTATATTCAATACACAGTATCTACTTTTGGAACAATGACTGTTTTCCATGCGTAAGGGTGGCTAAACCAAAAAGAAAGCCAGCAAAGCCTATCCCCAAAACCACCAAAAAAGGTGGTAATTATAGGCCTACCAAAAAAGGCGCTGGAATGACTGCTAAAGGTGTAAAAGCCTATAGAAAAGCTAATCCTGGTTCTAAGCTGAAAACAGCTGTAACCGGAAAAGTTAAAAAGGGTAGCAAAGCTGCTAAAAGAAGAAAGTCTTATTGTGCAAGATCTTTAGGACAACTTAAAAAGAGCTCTGCTAAAACTAGAAATGATCCTAATTCAAGAATTAGGCAAGCAAGAAGAAGGTGGAAGTGTTAATGGCTATATCAAGATCTCAAATACCAGAAAGCGTAAAAAATCCAAGTCTATACAGCAAAGCTAAGTCTAAGGCTAAAGCTAAGTTTGATGTGTACCCAAGCGCATACGCAAATGCGTACATGGTTAAAGAATATAAAAAAATGGGTGGTCAATATAAAGCAAAAGGTGGCGCTGTAAATTTTGTAAAAGGCGGTACTGTGATGGCCCAAGGCAGAGGTTGTGGAGCTATGATGGAAGGCAAAAGAAGAAAAACTAAAATGCCTAGAGCTTAAACATGAGTTTGACGAAGTGGTTTGAACAAGACTGGGTTGATATAGGATCTAAGAAAAAAGGTGGTGGCTATAAAAAATGTGGTCGCTCCAAACAAAAAAAAGATGCTAAAAGAAAATATCCTAAATGTGTACCAGCAGCCAAAGCTGCAAGCATGAGTACAAACCAAATTGCATCTGCTGTAAAAAGAAAAAGATCTAAAAAACAAGGGGTAGGTGGTAAGCCTACCAATGTTGCAACATTTGCTGCCTCTGGTGGTAAGATAACAAAAAGAAAACCAAATAACATGGGTTTGTTTGGTAGAAAATAGGAGTAATTATGAAAGGTAAAGGAACTAAGTACATGGCTAAAGGTGGATCTATGAAGGGCACTAAAGGCATGGCTAAAGGTGGATCTATGAAGGGCACTAAAGGCATGGCTAAAGGTGGATCTATGAAGGGCACTAAAGGCATGGCTAAAGGTGGAAAAACTACTAAGTACATGGCTAAAGGTGGTGCATTGGTTGCAAAAGAAAGAGCACAAGGCTTTGGCTCTATGGGAAGTGAAGTTGCTAGAAAAATAGGCATGAGTGCTGGTGCTTCTCCTGTCGCTGGTGGCGTTTTAGGAGCAGTTGGAAAAGGAGCAAAGAAGATTGGTAAGAAACTTACCCAACTAAAAAAATAAATTCTGTTTAAATAAAGTGGCTTATTTAATATCAAATGTGCCTCAGTTTAAATGCTGGGTACGAAAAGAATTTACAGCAAATCATTTCGCATATCATGGCGAGTATTTGCATGCTTTAGTTATTGCGGTAAACACCTTGCCGGATAGATCTTTGTCTTTTCAAGTGGTTTTTACCGGTTGTGAGATAGATAACATGGAAGATGCACCAAATGTACACGGTGGAGCTATGTGGGCAAGGATGCCAATACAAGCTTTAGTAGCTGACATACCTTTAGAAGAATGGCCAGAACCAATGGAAGATCACCTGGCGCAGCCATGGGATTGTCTAAGCCATCATCATTCAGTCGAGGTTCTTGACAGAGTAAGCTCTTCTCCTTGGATGTGTAAGATAGGTGGTGAATTCGTTACAGGCAAATATTTATTTACTGTCGATTACACAGAAAATTCAATAGCAGACGATCCTGCTCAACATAAACAATCACATGTGTTATATTTAACAGACGCTGGTCATTGGACTGGAAATTTTGTTGCTTTACCTAACAATAGAGTAAGAGCTACAAACCCAGCATTATGGCGTGTAGGCGAAGGAGCACCAGATTTTATGCCCTCGCAGTGGACACATTCAGCAGAACAACATGAGAGCTATATGGATCCGAACATAACTTTTAACAATCTATACGCTCCAGAGGAAGATTAATATGCATTACACCAAAGACTTAAATGAAATTATAAAAGGACTAAAAAAAGCAAGTAAGCTACATGCTTCTCAAGCTAAAAAATTAGAAAAAATTAATAGAGATCAAAAGTCATATTCTGGCGTAAAAAAGAAAAAAGTAGTTAGCAGAAAGAAAAAATAATGACAACATCAAGCAGTACAGATTTTGAACCTAATGTAGCTGAGTTTATAGAAGAAGCATTTGAAAGATGTGGATTAGAACTTAGAACTGGTTATGATCTAAAAACAGCCAAAAGATCTATTAATATTATGTTAGCTGAATGGGCTAATCGTGGTTTAAACCAATGGACAATAGAACAAACAACCCAAGCTTTAACAGAAGGAACTAGCGAGTATTCTTTAAATTCTAATGTAATTGACATATTAGATATGGTTGTTAGGCGAACTGTTAATTCTACTCAAACAGATATTTCAATAGATCGTTTAAGCAGAAGTCAATACATAAACATTCCAAACAAAAATACAAAAGCAAGACCTTCTCAATTTTTCTTTGATAAATTAAATGCGCCTGTTATAAAGATATGGCCATCTCCAGAAAACTCTACTGACGTTTTAGTATTTAATAAAATTGTAAGAATGGATGATGCAGATAAAGCAACAAATACAATGGATATGCCTTTTAGATTTTATCCTTGTTTCGCAGCTGGATTGGCTTACTATCTTTCTCTTAAAAAAGCTCCTCAATTTACACAACAATTAAAAGCAATTTACGAAGAAGAATTTAGAAGGGCTTCTGACCAAGACGAAGATAGAGCATCTTTTAGAATCAGACCATTTATAGCTGGATCATAAAATGGCTTACGCAAGTGGTAAATTTGCAAGTGCTCTTTGTGATAGATGCGGTTTTAAATACAAACTTTTAGATTTAAAAAAAGAATGGAATGGCTTAAAGACATGCCACACATGTTTTGAGCCCAAACACCCACAATTAGAGCCAATTAGGGCGCCATCAGATCCAGAGGCATTATATAATCCAAGACCAAGTACGGACGAGGGAATAGGCGAAGGTTTTGTATTTATAAATAATTCTAATATTTTTAAGGGTAACAATATGAACCCTTCAATAGTTGGTCAAAATTTTATAATAAGTAAAATGACAGCAAGTGTTGGAGCAGTTACAATAACAACATGACTTTATCTGAATTAAAAACAATTATTCAAAATTACGTTGAAAACGACGAAACAACTTTTGTTGCTACGCTAGACGATATAATACAAATAGCTGAAAACAGAATTTCTGAGTTAATTCAATTTGATTATTTTAGAAAAAATGTAACTGGTAATTTAACGACTGGAAATACTTATTTAACAACTCCGTCTGATTTTAAAATGAGTTTTTCTTTAGCTATTATTGATGGTGATAATGATTATCACTATTTAGATAAAAAACATGTTAGTTTTATGCGTGAATATTCTGATGATGCGGAAGCTATATCAGAAAGAGGAAAGCCTTTGTATTACGCAGATTTTGACAAACAACTTTCTACAGCAGTAAACAATGGATCTACTTTAATAGTTTCTCCTGTTCCAAATGCAGATTATACAGTTGAATTGCATTATTTATACGCACCAACAAGCCTTACATCATCAACAACAGGGACTTGGTTATCTGATAATGCAAAAAATGCTTTAATTTACGGCAGTTTAGTTGAAGCCTACACTTTTATGAAAGGAGAGCCAGATATTCTTGCTTTATATGAAAATAGATTTAGCCAAGAAGTTTCAAGGTTAAAAAATCTAGCAGAAGCTAGAGGAAGAAAAGACGAATATAGATATGATTCGTTAAGAACGCAAGTTAGTTAAATTTTAAGGAGAGGTTATGAAACCAATTAAAGAATTGCAAGGCAAAAGTATAGCTATTGTTGGGCTTGGCAAAAGTTGGCATGATTATAATTTAGCCAAATCTCATGGAGCACATTTTGATGAAGTATGGGCTATTAATGCAGTTGGATCTGTAATATTTCACGATCGAACATTTATGATGGACCCAGTTAGTAGGTTTTTAGATTCAGATGATGCTGGTGGTCAAACA